TCCGACGGGAAACCAGGACGCCAGGACGGTCGGGTCGTCGTAGGTCGTCTTGTAGAACGCCAAGTGAAGGAGCTTCGCGGCTAGGTGATAGGACCCGGCGTAATGGTTTCCGACGGCCAGGGTGTTCGCCAGCGTCGTCAGCGAGCCAGCGTTGTTGATGGGAGTCAACGTGGCTTGGATCGACTGATACCACAGCCGAACGGACCCGGTCTGCGTGTAGTCAACAATCAGGGTGACCGGTCCTCCCCCGGCCGCCCAGGAGGCTGCTGCCCACCGGACGCTGTTCAAGCTTCCCGAGGCCCAGTAGACTCGAAAATCTATCGCGTTGGAGTCCGTCATCGCCAGGTGGAGCCGGTTCCGGTTCGATCCCGAGGTGCTGTCGAACACTGTCTGCCCCGCCGACCCGGCGGTGGAAGAAAAGTCGGGGACGAACGTGACCACGATCGTCCCGCCGCTGCTCGGGAGATGCTCCGACAGACTCCCCACCGGATTGGCGAGATAGCCGGCTCCGCTCCCCGGCAAGACGAGGGCCGTCTTGCAGTTGACGACCGTGTAGCTCGGGGTCAGGGACCAGTTCAGGGTCGTCGCGAGATTCTGGTCCGTCAGCGTGTTCTCGAAGGTGAAGATCCCCCCGGTGAACCGGTCCACGAGCAGCTCGAACTGGGCTCCCCGCCCCCCGTGGTCCTGAAAGAATTGCCGCCACTGATTCAGCTCGACGGTCGAGGCGCCCAGGAACCCGACGGCCCGCTGCTCCTCCCGGCGGTAGGTGTAGCTGACCCGCCGACCGGATTGGGAGACGGCGTCCTGTCCTACCTCGATGAAGGTCGGATCCGCCGCGACGACGGGAAAGTCCGCCTCCACGGTGCGGGAGGTGCTGTAGAGGACCTTGGGGTAGAGGTTCGTGGGGAAGTAGGTCATGGGCCTCGTCTCAGGTGCTGCTTGAGTTTGGCAAGCAGATCGAGCTTCGTGAGCGGAGGCAGCGGCGGAATCACCATAGCGCGCACGGTATTGATCTCTTCCAGGAAGAGGGTGAGGATCCCTCGTAATTCCTTCGGCAGCAAGTCGAGTTCCGTAGCGCGATAGTCAAGCCTTGGCATCATACCGCCTCGACGACCACAGGGTCAGACCAGTACCGCTCGTCCTGGATCTGCACTATAAACCGTTTCGGCGTATCGGCGGTGATCTGTAGCACAGGATCAATAGGTGCGAAGGCAACCCATCGGTCGTCCGGGCGGACGCGCGCCGAGGCGGGCCCTGTCAGTCCCGTCGCGGTGATGCGGACTGTATCGACGCCGTCCGCGAGGAATACAGGCTTGTCTGCAGTCAAAACGACCTGCGTCTTCCTCTCCAGCTGAGCAGCGCCAGGGTCGACGCGCCATTGATGCTGGGCAGTCCAGATCGGATGCGTCTCTGACACGAGTATCATTCGCCTGTCTGTCGTCGCGTTCAGAAGTAAGCTGGCACTGTCGCTAGTCTGTACAAGACCGAGAATCGCTCCGTCGATCGGCCTGTAAAACACTGCGCTCGGCATGTGAGGTCACTTTTTCAGGTTGAAGACTACGAGCCGACGCTCGTTGACGTTCTTTGAGTTCAGGTCTCCGGCGCTCAAGCCCCCCCAGAGAGTATAGTATGCACTCGTCTGCGGTGTGAGGTCCCGACCTATCAGGGTGAGCGTGTACATGCCGGCATCGCCGGACGGGCCGAGCTCCGCGTATCGCTGGTCGAGCGTCAATTCACGATTGCCGAAAGAGTTTCCCTTGTATAACTCGAAATACGCCGTCCCAGGACTTGCGTTTCCGTTGTCGAGTTGCACAACGCCCATGACGATCGCGATGCCATAGTCTCCAGCGATGGCGAGGTCTGCCACGAGCTGGGCCGACGTCGAAAACGTTCGCAGGATGAGATTGGTGTCATTCTTGTAGATCCCGCTGACCGTGGTCGCGTTATCCTGCAGGTGGCGTGTGCCGACGGCCCCGCTCTGCACGGCGCTGCTGCTCACCGCGCCGGCCGACACGGTCCCGCTCTGGGTCGCCACTGAGTAGAAGGCGCTCGTGCTCGGGTGCCGGGAGCTCGTCGGAGCCGGGGGGAGGTCCGCCCCGCCGGTGTGCAGGAGCGTCATCACGACCCGGGGCGGCCCCTCGGCCGGAGTGAAGATCGGCCGAACGTCCGTCACCTCGAACAAGGCGTTGGTCAGCCCCAGCGTCCCCTTCCGAAGATCCGGAACGAAGGGGTGCGTGACGGACACCGTGTCGCCGATGTCCACGTCGAGGTGCTGATAGTGCGCCTCGACGACCAGGGAGGGCGGCGGGTCCGCGTATCGCTCGAAGAATCGCGTGGCCCGGTTCAGCGCGATGGCCGCCCCGCTGTTGGCACTCCGGATGCCCGGCCCCTCGATGACGAAAGGCTGAGTCCGCCCGTACTTGGCGACGCTCCCCTCGGAGGAGAAGATCTCTTGGGTAGCGTACTGGCCAGGGGCCGCCGCCTCGTCGAAATCGTAGAAGACCGTCAGCTGGTTGACGATGAACGGGTCCCCGGCCACCCAGCGGGGCGGAGCCAGGATCGTGTCCATCGTCAGCGAGGCGACCGCCGTTCCGGAGGCGACCAGCCGCTTGACCGAGAGGGTTCCGCTCTGCGTGACGAAGGGGTAGCAATTGAGGGTCTTGAGAAGCTGCTCGCTCCAGGGTTTGACCTCGATGGGCGCCCGGAAGAGGTATCGGTACACATCGGCGGACCCGATCTCGGCCCGAAGCGCCTCGATGGACGCGACGGCGACGAGAGCCTGCGGGATGCCCGCTCCTCGGCCGTCCCCCTGGTCGTACGCCCCGTTTCCGCCCCCGCTGGTCGTCGTCCAGACCTGGAGAAGGAGCGTCAGCGGGTGGCCCTGGCGGGTCAAGGTGTTCGTCGTCGAGGAGGTGTCCGGGGCGGCGTCCAGGAAGGCAAACCGACGGAGGTCCCGCTGGATGTCCTGAGCCGTGACCGTGTAGACCCCCGGCTCCCGCTGCCCCCGCTCCTGAACCTGCATCTTGACCAGCGACATGTACTGGGCAAATCCGACGGAGTCGTCGCCCACGAAGACCTGGACGCGCTGTCCCTTCCGAATCTGCTCCCCGTTCTGGACGGAGGAGGGCGCGGTGTGGGCGGCGGCCGTCGTCCCGTCCACGCCCCGGCTGCAGACACGCGTCGGGGTGCCGAACTCGCTGTCCGTCAGGGTGAAATATCGGATCCGCTCGGTGTCGACTTGCACCGTCCCGAAGGGCGGATAGGCCGCCGTTAGGCCTCCGGCGAGGCTGGCGGGGATCGTTGCGTTGCCGGCGGAGATGGTCGCCGTCAGCCCGGCTCCGGGAGATGAGAGCTGTTTCGTGATCTCCCCGCCTAGGTCGAGCATCGGCAGGATGAATGTCCCGATGGTGGAGGTCCCCTGCTCCGGGACGACGGTCTGGGTGTTCCCCGTTGGGGGGTCGGCGACGACGAGATACGTATTCGTGGCGCTGACGATGGCGCCGGAGGCGAAGTCTCGGCTGAACGGATAGTCCACTAGCGACTGGACGTGAAAGAACCGGTACAGGAACCGGGGCGCCTGGGTCGGCTGTCCGAGTCGGTCGCTGAGGCTGGTCGGGACCGTCTTCATTACCCGCTCACTTGCTCCACGGCGACGGCTCTCCGGTCTGGAAGCCCCCGGCAGTCCAAGGGTCCGCAGGCTGCGGGGGCGGAGGCGGAGGCGGGGGCGTGTAGGTCGTCGCCGAGACCGGCGGGGGCGGTGCCCCCAGCGGCGGGAAACTCGCTCCGGGCGCCGGCCCGAGTGGAACGTTGGGCGGATTGTCCAGGAATCCGGGCGCCTGGTAAGGGTGGACCCGCCGGACGGTCAACCCGATCTGGTCCGCCGTGACGGTGATCATCCGGTAGAGTCGCTCCATGACGGACGGGTCGCCGAGGGTGTCTAAGATGAACTCGGCGGAGGAGGCGCGGGCCCGGGCCGTCGCCAGCGCCGCGCCGGCCCCGGCGCCGGTCGTCGCCAGGACCAAGGCTCGGGAGACTCCGCCCGGCGCGACGTCCCGGACGACGAGACCGAAGGGTGCGGCTTCTGCCCCCATGCGCAGCTGCGTCTCCCGCCGGAGCAGCTCCGCCGCGATGGCTGCCCGGAGTGACTCCCACTGGCTCGGGGCGAGCTGGTGGGCGGTCAGGATGCCCGGCAGCGTCTTACGGAGTCGAAGAGCGTGCCACTCGTACCGCTGCCCGTTGATCGGGTTCGTGCCGGTCAGCAGCTGCTGGAGTCGTTCGGTAGGGGCTCGAATCTCGTTGTAGGGGCGGGCCCCGAGCTGGTCGTCCATCGCGGCCGCCAACCAGACGAGCTCCTCGGTCGCGAGACTCGGGAGCGCTGCCTCGATTTGCTGGAGATGAGCGGCCGTGCCCGCCCGGAGCCGTTGCTCCTCCGCGCGCCTCTTCTTTGCCCGACTCCCGATGAGCCCCGCGATGATGAGCCCGATGGCGACGACGATGCCGATGACCGTCGTGGCGGCAACGGCGGCGCCGAGCTGGGACGCCGCCATTCCCGCGGCAAGTCCGGCGCCGATCCCGGAGACTACTGCCTGGGTCGGAGTTGCAGCCGTGACCGCGCCGTAGGCCAGCAGCGCGGTGCCGGCGATTCCGCCGACGGCTCCCACAGCTCCCCCGAATCCCGCGAGCGGCCCGGGAGCCGCCGGCGCCCGGCCGAGCCCGCCCATGCCGTAGGTGAACGCGCCCTCGAATCCGGCGGCTCCGGCGCCGAGATAGGGAATGCCCGTGCTGCTCGCCGCTCCACCGCCGCCAAGAATCTGGGTCAAGACGTCGAGTCCACCGCCTCCGGGCAAAATGCCTCCCCCGACTCCTCCCGCGCCGGTCGGAACGACCCCGGCGAGACTCCCGGCTCGGGGCCCGAACAGGCCCTCCAATCCCCGGAGAAGTGTTTGGGTGGTCAGCCGAGAGAAGGCCCCGGTGAGCTCCCGGACGACGCCGAGTCCCATCTGCCGGGCGACGTTGGGAAGCTCCTTGAACTTGCCCGTCACGGCGCTGAAGAACAGGTCGTCCAGGCCTCGGGCCCAGGTCTGGCCCATCCCCTCGACGAGGCGAGAGACGTTCTCGCCGAAGGTTCCGAAGGACTGCTCCAGCCGTTGGAGACCCGCGGCCATGCCGCCCGCGAACTGCTCGCCGGTGGTTCGACCACGCTTGGCGAGTGCCTCGGCGACGCGCAGGGCGACGGCGTCGGCCTGATCGGCTGCCCCCGCCGCCTTGAGCAGCGGCCCCCAGAGGATCTCCTCGTACACTCGCACCCGCTCGCCGGTCTCCTGAGCCTGTCGGAGCCCCGCGGAGATGCCTTCGGCCTGGGCTTGGCCAAGCTCCACGCCGGCCTGTCGGGCGCGGGCGATGAGATCGAGCGGCGTCCCGGCGAGCTCCTCCGACGGGCCGAGCGGTCCGAACTGCTCGCCCGGACGGGGACCGACCTGCTCGGCGGGGCCGGTGAGTTGCTCCCGCCGCCGCATGAGTTGCAGCGTGCGAACAGCCTGGAGAAGGCGCGTCTCGTCGTCGGGGGCGCCGATCGCCGCTCCGCGAGACTGGAGAAGCGACAGGGCCCGCTCCGCGGGGAGCGTGAGCAGCCCCATCTGCTCAGCGGATGCCATCTGGTCGAGCTGCTGTTGGAGCTTCCGGATCTGTTCGCTGAAGGACCCGATCGCCCCCGCGCCGGCGGTGAACGAGCTCGTCAGGTCGCGCAAGAAGTCGATGAGGTCCAGCGGAACGGCCGCGATCGCCTCAGCGGCCTCCTCCGCCTGATGTGTGACCTTCAGCAGCGCCTGACCGTACTCGGTCGCGAGCTGCAGCCGCTGCGTCCGGTGCTGTGCCTCCATGGCGAGTTCTTTGGCCTGGAACTCCGCCTTGACGATGAGGCGCGCGTTCTCCCCGGATTTCTCCGCGACGGCAAGTTCCCGCTGGTATTCTTGCCGAAGCCGAAAGAGCTCAGCCAGCTGCTGCTCCTCGACGGCGGCCTGGATGTCCTGGAACATCTCGGTCGCGAGAGCCGGCCGCCCGAGCATCTCTCGCTGGGCGAGTCGGATGCGGAGCTGGGCCGCCTGCTGCTGCGCGGCCGCGATGGCCTCCGCAGCCCGGGCCATCCGTTGCTCGAACGGCACGAGAAGCCCGAGCGCTTCATCGTAGACGCGGATCGCCTCTTGGAGCTCGCTGACGCTGAGCCCCGTCAGGAGCTTGGCGAGCGCCGCCCCACCGACCGCGCCGACCCCGGCCCCCAGCACCGCCCCGGCGGGACCGCCGCCGAAGATGAAGCCGAGCACGCCGCCGCCGATCCCGCCCAGAGTCGCGAACTTGGTCATGCGGGTCTCGGTGTTCCGGAGGAGCGCGTCCATCTCGACGTTCGCCTGGCGGATGCTCGTAACGAGCTCCTTGGTGTTGAACTCCCGGGCGGCGAGATTCGCCTTGGCCTGGGTGTCCGCCATCCGTTGGGCCCGACTGGTGTAGAACTCGACAGCCCCGGCCGCGGCGGCTAGGACGCCGATCGTTCCGGCTCCCAAGACGTTCCGGAAATTGAGCAGGGCGAAACTGAGCATGCGGCTCTGGTTGATGGCCGCGGCGAGGGAGGGATTCAGCTCGGACGCGAGGGACCCGACGAAGATCCGAACCGCGGAGGAGGCGTCGCGGTACCCGATGCGGAGGCGATCGGTCTCCTCCGTGACGCCCCGGAGGGCTTGCTGCGTGCCCGCGCGGCCGACCTGAGCGAGTGCCTGCTGGGCTTGGCGGCTCGCCTGAATGAGCGCCGAGGCGTCCCCGACGATACGGATCTCGTAGGCTTCGGCCATCTTACTCCGCTACCACGGCGGTGGAAAGCCCGCCGGAGGGAATCCCGGCGTCTCCGGAGCCGCCTGGGCCAGGATCGCCAGGTCTAGGAGCAGGTCCGCCAGCGTCCCCCGGAGAAGCTGGCTCGGCCGCACCCCGTAGGCCCGGGCCACCTGGTGCAGCGCCGTCGCCACCCGTCGGGGGACGAAAAGGCACCTGCAGGATCTCCGGGGAGAACTCCTGGATGGCCGCGACCAGCGGGTCCAGATCCGGCCCGAAGTCCGCCGGATGGACCTCGTCCTCGGCCGGCTCCCGACTCGTCGGGGCGATCTTGGGCCGGAGCACGGACTCTTGAAGCAGAAGCTCGACGAACTGTTTGTTCTGCTCCGGAGTCAGCCGAATCTGCTCAGGGAGCTTCGCGTCTCCGGTCTCCCCGGCGGCCAGGAGCCCCTCGAAGATGTCTCGGGCGGAGAGCCAGAGTTGCCCGGAGAGTTTCCGGATCAGCACGGTCCGGCCCGAGGGCAGGGTCACTTCCTTTCGGTTGGCTGTTTTCCACTCGCTGGCGGGCGTCGTTGGGCTCATGGGCTCCTCCTTGCTTCGGTGTCTCGGGTCATGCCGCTACAGCAGTCCCGCGTCGATGAGGTCTTGTATCGTCACTGATTTGTTCGGCTGTGCGAGCAGCAAGGCTTTCTTGTCTTTCTTCACCCGCTCGACGGCTTGCTCAGCGAGCGATCGACCGATGACGGGTGGAGAGTCTAATTCTTCCCATACCTCACCGGCCTGTGGAAGATCGTCCTGTGCGTTACGGTTCCACGCCCGATACGTGCCGTCAGACCGTTTCAACGCCCAGCCCATCTATGCATCCTTTCCGCGCTGATCAATCCAGCCGTGCGTCATAATCCGCAAGAGTGTGTTTGCATCCGAGCCGGACGTACGGCTGCGGATTTGACCGTTCGTGTTCGTCCATACTCGGAAAGTCCCAATGCCAGAGCGGACAGCCGTGTCGCTGGCAAGCATTAACAGAGAACCTGACGGGGCCTGATCGGTTTCATCCAGATCGGTGAAGAGCCAGTAGGCATTCGCCGTGGGGCTGTCGGCATAGGCCGAGAAAATGGCCTCAACCTTGATCCCCGTGGGCACGCTCAGGGTCCGAGTTACTGCCGCAATACCAGGATCCGTCGCATTGACATCGATAGGATAGGTCTTCCGCATAAACTTATCGCCGTTCTGCACAAACCCCACAATGGCCAAGCTCTCCCGCAGGATCGAGCCGATGCGGCGGTAGTGGGTTGCCCCATGGTCCGCGATGAGGTTCGCCGCCGTCGCACTGGTGTCGAAGCCGATATCGGTCGCTCCGGCAACCCGGATCAGATGCACGTGCCACGTTCCGTTGGCGAGCGCTTGCGACGAGGCCCGCCCCCCCTGGTTCGTGCCCGCGGCCCACGTCGCGTCGAGCTGCTTCGTCAGCGCCGAGGCGAGCGTCAAGGGCAGGCTGCCCGACCGAGCGACCGCCGCGCCGGCGGCGATGTCGATATCGTTCGTCGCGTCCGTGGCGTTGTTCGACAGCGTCAGGCCGAAGAGCGGCGCCCGCGTGACTCCGTCGTCGACCAGGCCGAAATTGGTGTTGAGGAGGGAATGCCAATCCAACGTCCCCTGCGCGGGCTGGCTCAGCCCGAGATTCGTCGTCGCCATCGCTACACGTCTCCTCCGTATCCTCCCTGGCCGTAGCCGTCGTAGCCGTAGCCGTAGCCCAGCTTAACTGTCGCGACGCCGGCGGCAGTCGCTCCACCGGCAGCTCGCACGATAGCCGCGAAAATAACTCCAGCCACTCCGCCCGCGGCCACTCCGCCAGTCGCCGCATACGACCGAAGCGGCGGCGGCTCGTAGAATGCCGTGACGTTGACGAGCGTGACTCGCACCCCCCGCAGGGCGTCCGAAGCGGCATAGGCCTCCCCCTGGACCGTCAGCATCGGCAGGGCTCGGGTCACCTGGAACGGGGCCGCGGTCAGCCGCAGACGCGGGCAGCGGACCGTTACCTGGTAGCTCGACGCCCCGACCAGCGTCCCCGGCACCCGGAGCTCCCAGGAGAGTTCGGTTCCATTCCGGAGATAACTCAGCCAGGCGCTCGTCGGCTGCTGGATCACCATCCGGACCTCCGTCCGAGCCGCGCCGGCCGGAAGCATCTCGGCCGGCCGTCCGGTCCGTCCGACGGCCGCCACGGGCCGAAGCGGCGCGGTGATCCGGACCGCCGTCTCGACCACGGACGGATCCGCCGTGCCGGAGACCAGCACGGTGGCGTTTCGCCAGGTCGGAGCCCCCTCCCCCGCGTAGCTCGTCGTCGCTGTGGCCGCCGGGAGGGCCTGTCGTCCTGCTCCCTCGCCCCCGACCGCGAGGAGCCCCCCGGCCCGAAGGGAGAACTCTAGGGTGGACAGCCGGACCCCGTCCGCCCGGTTCGCGACGATTCCGTCGCCGGCCTCTATCGCGTAGGAGGGCCGCCCAGGCCGGGGTTCGAAGACATGCCGCCAGACCCCGGAGGCGACCTGCGTGGTGACGGGCGGCCCGAGGAGCGCCGTCAGCAGGTGGCCGAGCGGGTCCGGCTGGGCCTCCACGGCGAATCGGACATCGGCCCGACGAAAAAAACTCAACGGCGCCCGTCCTCCGGTCCCCCAGGGAATGAACTCTGCCGGGGCGGCCTGCTCGGACGGGGAGGTCTCCAGGACCGGAAGAAAGTGCGTGGGGGCTCCTCCCGCTCCGTACTTCGCTTCGCGCGTCAGGCCCACGTAGCCACGCACGGATCATGCTCCCCGCCGAACCGTCTCGGCTAGATAGTCCTGAACGACCGCCTGGACGATCGGGGCGACCTCCTCCGCCGTCGGGAGGATGCGCCGGGACGGAAGGCCGGGGTGCATCACGCCCTTCACGACGGCGAAGCTCTGAATCGGCCCCTTCCCGCCCGGCACCTTGAACCCGACCGCCCGGATGGCCGACGGAGTCGTGATTCCGACCCGGGGGATCCCGGTTGCCCGGGGCGTGGCGGCGCCTTTCTTTCCGATCACAGCCCGCTTGGCGTAAAACCCGACGCCCATCGAGTACGCCGCTAGCGGCGGGGCCGGGAACGCCAGAGCCTTCTTGAACCGGGGCCGGATCGGATAGGGACCGGGCGTCCCCTCAGACTGCCACCGGGCGATCTTGGCCAGCTCGCCGTAGGTACCCACGGCGACAGCGTTGGGCTCCGCTTTGAAGATGAAACTTCGGCGAAGAGCTCCGGTGTCGGACAAGGGAAGATTGCTTCCTTTGCGTCGGCCGAAGACGGTGAGGGGCCGGAGCGGCCGCCACCCTCCGACCTGCCCGCCCCCGGTCTGAAAATTCTTGTCCACCCACCGGAGGGCGGCGATCCCGATCCGGGTGAAGAGCGCCGTGCTCCCCAGCCCCTCGTACTCCCCGGGCCCGGCGGCCCGGCGGAGTCGCTCCAGCCGGCGGAGGGCCTCCCGGCTGTTCCGGGTGTCGGCCTCGACGCGGACGATCACGACGCCCTCCGCCACTCAATACGAGACCCAACTATTCACGACTGACAGCTGGAACAGCGTGTTGCTCCCCGTGCTGAACACCGCCCGACCGTCGAAAGCCGCCGTGATCCGCCCGGGGTTCCCGGCCGCGGCCTGCCACCGGCTGAATCGGAAGATCGGAATGTCGATCTGCACGGTATGGAACCATCCGGAGCTGATCGCCGTTCCCTGGGTCCAGGTGACGATGAGCTGTCGCTGGGTCCCGGTCCGGAAATCGTCCCACAGTCCGAACCCAGAGGTCACGGGAAGGTCGAGCGTTCCGGCGATCCGAAGGGTCCGGAACCCGCCCCGCTTGATCCGAGAGGCGAACTGAGTCCCGTTAAGGAGCGGAACAAACTCTAGGGCATTGTCGAACGTGAAGGTCACGGTCTCCAGGTTCGGGTATGCCTGTCCGCCGAGCGAGACGCTGGCCTGGTTCCAGGCCCACTCCGTTCCGGTCCGATAGGTCGGCGTGGTCTCTGCCTTCCCGGAGGAGGTCCGGGCCATGATGTTGGCGGTCGCCTGGAGGAGCTGGCCGCCCCGGCACTCCAAGGCCAGCCGGTTGATCTGCCCGTCCATATACTGGTAGGCGAGCTGGTTGTCCTTGAAGAGCTCGACCGTCCACGGCACGAGGTCCAGGTCCGGGCCGAACTCGTCCTGGGTCGGCATGAAGATGTGCCGAGTCGCGGACCCGACAGCCGTGGAGGAGATCGTCCCGGTGAGCCCGTAGAAGAACGCCGGGAGCACCTCCGGCTGGGGCCGGAAGGAGACGTCCCCCGCGACGGAGATCATCCCCTGCCGGGTCTCCCACTCGTCGAACCGGCCCCGCATGGAGTCGAAGCCGATCTCGGCGATCTCCGTCTGGATGCTTTCTCCGAAGAAGGGGACCGGATGGAAGGACGTCATGTTGGTGGTCGCCGTCCCGCCGCTGTTTTGCCTGGCGATCTGGAAAGTCGCTGCGGCCCCGAACATATGCTGCTCCTTCGAGGGCGTCGAAGGCCTGCGTTACGCGGAGATGGTCGCCTCGGCCGTCACGAGCAACTGTCCGCTGCTGATAAACCCGACCGATTGCGCCACCCCGCCGAGCTCCCCGCCGCGAAGCATGAGACTGTTGTCCGCCAGGACGCCGCCGAGCGTTCGGTCCCGCATGAGGGCGACCTCCACCGCTCCGAGCAACTCATCCCGTCGGGAGGCGGCGTCTTCATAGGCCCCGTCCGAGTCCGAGGAGAAGCAGTGGACCTGGATCTCCCACTGGATCTCATACCGGGTGCGGGTTCCGGCCGCGAGATCCTGGAGGGGCGGAGACGTTCGCCGGCTCTCATAGATCCCCACGAAAGGATTCCGGGTCAGGTCCGTCGGGACCGGCTCGTGGATGCCGATCCGGGCATCCAGCCGGATCACGTCCGCGTCTGCCGCAAGCTGGTCCCGCATCGCTCGGGTGATGGCGACGTAGTCTATCTTGGCCACCGAAGGTCTTCCTCATCCTCGACCCGGTCGGGGTCGATCTCTTGCTTGATCGGATCCACGGCCACCGACGCGGTGGGGATGTACTGCATGGTGCTGGACCACACTCCGCCGTGCCCCGGGTCCACGACGGCGAGAGCCGCCCCGCTTACGGTCAGGCTGATCTTTCCCTCCGCGACCTTGTCGAGGAACGCCTCGGCCCGCTCGCGATAGCTATCCACCCAGTCCGACCGGCTAGGGTCCTCCTGAATGATGAGGGGCCGGAGGAGATTATAGGTCGCGAGATTCCGGGTGGCGAACCGGATGCCCGCTGGGATCATCGTCACCGAGAAGGGGACCGTGTACCGCTCGGCGATCCACCCGTTGACCTCGTCCTCGGCGTCGTTGATGAACGGCTCGATCTCCAGCTCTTGGAGCCGGGCCGTCTCGATGATCGGCGGGATGCGCCGTCTGATCTCGTCCACCGTCGCGTAGCTGTTGACGCTCACTGGTCTGATACTCCGTAGGCCTTCGTCTTCACGACCTTGATGAGCTGCCGAGTCACGAAGGGGGAGCTTGCCCCGACGTGGGTCGAGGCCGTCGCGGTCCATTCCGCCGTCAGGTCGCAGGGGTATCGGCCGAAGCTGTCCGGAATCGTGACGAACCGATACCAGGATCCACCCCCGGACTGGACCGCCGGACCGCTGCTGACGAGCGTCTCGGTCGCCGTCTTGATGGCGAGCGTCAGAGACGATGGGGCGGTGGATCCGACCCAGGTGAACTGTACCGTCGTGCCGACCTCAACTCGCCGAAAGTTCTTCGCCATTTTCTTTCTATCCTATTATACCGCCCGACAGGCCGGGATTAAACCGGGCAGCCGAGATGCCGACACCAGGCAAGCCAGGCGTTCCACGCCACTTGCTCCTTTCCGGCGTTTCGTCGCTGAACTTCTTTCCAGGCTTTGAAAAACTGGTACACTGTGGTTTGGGTTTCTCTGGTGTTCACGACGTCATGAATGGTCTTTCCAATCACACTTAAGATGCAGAGAACCGGCCACTGGACCGGGAGTTCAAGAAATAAATCGGCCCGAGCGTCGTAGAACGGCGTCCAGGCTTTCGGGAGGCCGACGATACATTCGTGCGTGTCTGACACGAATGTTCCCAGGTCTGCTCATTCCCGGGTCACAGATACTTCTCCTTCCAGATCCCGCCCAGCTCCTTGGCCGCCCCGCCCAGAAGCGTCTGGAGGTCCTCCAGCGAGGCGATCCGTCCCCTGTAGCTCACGTCACGGGGCTGCCCGTCCGGCCAGCCGACCCGAACGACAACCTCGACATCGAATCCCCGGCCCAGGTGGAGCACCGCCTCGTGGTAGTATTGCATCCCGTCCAGAGCCAAGGTATGCGCTTTCCCTAGGAACTCCTTCCGGAACATCTCCAGAGCCGCCTCGTAATGCGCGGCGGCGGTAGGGCTCAGTTGGCCCCCGGCGGCCTGGGCCTCGTATCGAGCCAGGTGGCACCAGTCCCGGATCATGAGGAGCTTTCCCAGCATCCGGTCGGGATACTTGGCCCGGTCGCGGAACATGAGCTGGATGTTCCGGTCGAACCGCCTGCGGCGGATCGTCTCGGTCAGGTATCCGACGTGGGCGATGTGGACGTCCGACAGGCAAATGCTCTCCCCCACTGATCGGTTGATGGCGATCTCTGGATGCTCATGCACTTGGCCAAACCATGTGATCCCCGTCTCCTTTCCGCCCGGCAGCACCCGGCGAAAGATCCGCACGGGGAGATCCGGCTTGAAGGCGTTCTCCGGAACGGCGGAAAAGTGGTGCTGCCGGAGGGCGTACCCTCCGAACATGTTCCACCGGAGATACTTGGGCAGGTGCTGCTGGTCCAGAAGCTCCTCGTCGCTGTCGATCCAGAGGATCAAATCCCCGGTCACGTGGGGCAGGACGACGTTCCGGGCCGCGTCGAACCCGTGGAGCTTTGGGTCGAGACCTTCGACGATCGTCGCCCCGTACTCCGCCAGAATCGCTCGGGTCTGGTCGGTGGATTGTCCGTCGGCCACGACGAGCTCGTCCACGTAGGGCCGGAAGGACCGAACGCACCGGCGGAGCATCCCGTCGGCGTTGTGGGTGATCATAGTCGCCGTCAGGGAGAGCCGGGGGACCTGGAGGGCCAGCCGCCGCGCCCGGTCGATCTCCCCGGTCGGCCCGGACCCCGTTTTCCACGCGTAGGCGTTCCAGGAGAGTGGCGTCCCGTCGTACGCCGAGGTGGCATTCCCCCCGACTACCAGAGCCAAAAGGTCCCGCTTTCCGGTCAGAAGGTCCCGAATGTCGTGCTGGTCGAAGACCCAGCGGGCCCGCCGGGGGGCGCCCTGGGCGAGCCGGTGCTGCTGGACGGCCGGGCCGGCGGTCACCAGGCAGACCGTCCCGCCCGTCCGTGCGAGCTGCTCCGCCGCCTCGACGTGGGTTGTCGGGTCCGGAGCGCAGTCCAGCGTCTCCACCCCGACGACGAGGTCTGCCGGCCCGCCCTCCTCCGACCCCAGCAGGCGCGCCCCCAGCACCCCGGCCACCAGCCGGGCAGTCTCCTGACTCTGCGGGGCCAGGGCACGAACCGTCGCTGGCTTCCCCTGCTGGGCGGCAGCGTTGGCGACAGCATTCAGGACGGAGGGCGGGATCTCCGTCGGAGGCTCGTCGGGCGGGAGGTCCTCCGAAAGGACCCCCAGCATCTCTTCGACGAGCTTAGCTCCGTAGATGTCCCCGATCCGCCAGAAATGCTTGGCGAGGCGTCGTCGGTCCCCGTTCCGGTCCTCGATGGCTCCCAGTAGGAAGCTTTCCCACTCCTGAGCAATTCCGCCCCAATCGTAAACTTTAGCTCCGTTCAGTCCAGCCTTTCGCATTCGCTCGTTCACCAGGTCGTTGGAGAGAACCTCCCACACGGCGTCGACGAACTCCGCGACGTATTTGTCGGTCGGCTCCCCGGTATGGGGAACCAGTCGAGACGCCCCCGGGCAATACCCGGCGGTCTCCGGGAGCGCTCCCCAGGCCGACGCGACGAAGGGCAACCCGCAGGCGGCGGCTTCCATGAGCGAAATACAATTATGAACTACAATTCCGTTCGCGACGAAATTGTGATGGGGCTCAACTTCCATACAATACCCGTCGGCGTTTGGGGCCGAGGTCACAGACACTACAATGTGATTCAACGCCGCCCGATGCCGCTCCCACCGGATTACTGCAGCTCGGCGTTTAACAAGATGCATCTGACGGCGGGATAGGCTCGCGTGGTAGGTATCGAAATACCCAGTACGTCTTTGACGATCCGCCTCTAGTTCCTCCGGCAGCATCCGCTCACGATGCGCCCTCTGGTGACCGCTGTGGCCGAGCACGACCTGAAGGTTTGAGGGATCATTGTTGTTTGGGTTTCCGTCGATATGATCGACATGCTCCCCCGGCCGCAGTGGCCTGCCGAGCTTCCACTCCAGACAGAATTTCGCTTCCGAGACGAGTTGCCCATCATTCAGGTGGATGCGGGTATACTTCAACGGGACACGCCCGGCTTTCGTCTTGTACGTCCCTCCGGCCTTGCTCCGGTTGAACGGCATGAGTCGATCCCCGGGCTGCAGCATCCCGGCCGGGACGTACCTGCCGTCTCGGAGCATAACCTCATGGTCTGGGGTCAGAGTTAGTTCCCCTTCGTGCGAAGCTTTACACCCCTGTCCGTGCCGATACCGAACCGTGACCATCTTCGCATTCACCCGTGTTCGTCTCACACCCTTCACGCGGGCGAGGGCGACGCGTCCAGCACGCTCGTCATAGGCATATACGAGAAAGCCTGATCTCCCGACCAGCGAGGCGATTGGAAACTTTCCGGCGGGCGTATCAACAAGAGTGTCTCCTCGAACCGGAGATACTTCTTCGAATGTTTCAGTCGGGTAGCAGTAGAGTCGTGACTTAGAGTAGAGCTCGTAGAGCTGGTCCTTGGTCAGCGCCCCGACCCGCTTGACCCGCGGACCAAACCCGTCACAGAGCTTGTTGAGGTAGTCGTACAGCGGCTGCATTTCCGGGACGGTGTTCTCATAGCCCGCGATCATCAGCACGAGCTCCGGGTCCCGCTCCAGAAGCCGGGGGTAGATCCGCTCTAGGAGTAGCTTGAGTCCCCGCTCAGGTCGAGCCGCGTACACGAGCCACTTTCGCTCACGATTCCTCCGCTGGCCGTGGGCCAGGGCCCGATCCGCCTCGATTCCGTTCCGCATGGGGGCTAGGACCTCGGGAGTGAGTCCGTAGACCTGAGCGAGTTGCCGTCCGTGCCAGTGGCTCACCGGAACGACGTAGTCCACCGCCCAGAGCGCCGACCGAACTTGCCCGCTGTACCGATGGAGAGCCAGGTCGTGCATCCAGAGAACATTCAACTTGGAGGCGATAGGCATGCGGAAGACGCTAGGATCGCGCTGGACGACGCACACGTCGTGCGGGGTGTACCCGACATACCGTCCAAAGTCGCCGATCGGGATGTAGGCGACCCCGTCGAACTTCGCCGCTTGCTTGCAGTTGGAGAAGACCGTTACGTGGTGCCCCCGCTTGACCAGAGCCCGAGAGAGTTGAAGTGCCGATGTCTCGCTGCCGCCGAGGCTAGATTTCTTGTCGGTCTCTCCGTCGAAAGCCATCCCGTTGACCCAGAAGAGCAAGTCGAGCTTGTATCGAGAGATGGCACGCGGGGACGGGATCGGGAATCGGTCCGGGAGCGACTCGTCCTTCCGCGTCTCCGGCGAGCGGTCCGGGAAGGCGAGAACGGCCTTGGCCAGTTTGCCCGCAACGGACTGCCAGAGAAACGCGGCGAGATCGGCCCAGACGGGAATCCGAGCGCTCAGGGCTCTGGAAAACTCCTGACGCCAATCGCCATCCCGATCGTCGGACAGCGCGCGCACCAACTCGGATTCAAACTCTGCCAGATTCTTCGCCTTCGCTCCAGCCATCACTGTCTCGCTCAAAGCCATCACCGGAATGACGACCGGCAAGACGCCGAGGGCCTGCATTTCCAGGGCAACCTTGCAGCACAGCTCCCCGCCGGTGCAGGGATAGGCCCAGACAGCCGCCGCGGCGATCTCTCGCAGGTACTCGGCGCGGGTCGGCGCCCAGCCGATGTAGGTCACCCCGTCCTGGCGAAGCAGCCGCTCTAGCTCCGCCCGCTGTTCTCGCATCTGGGACCGCATCGGCTCCTGAACGACCGCCTCGGATCGCCGCCAGAAATCCAGTCCGTAGAGGAT